GTACCGGCGATACAAATAGGTCTGCGCATTCAACAGGAAATCGTTGAGGATCGGCACCAGGTTCGGCGGCGACCGCTTGAACAGCTCGGCCATGTACGTTTCAACTTGCTGCTGAATCGCCTTGGCATCCGGTTGCCCGTAGTGGGCCTTAGCGATGGCTACCGCTTGCAACTGCACTGCAATGTTATTGAGCGAAATGGTGTCCGTCCCATTCACCAGAATCGAAGGTGCGGCGTCCCCCTACGTATCTTGCGCGTAGCGGCGATACAACGTCTGCTGCGCTTCGTTGATGCACGCCGTCAAAAAGTTTGCCATGCCGGGGGGCGGGTTGGCTGATTGCGTGGAGAAGCCAATGCGCTGAAGCACGTACGCCTGAAGCTGTGTCAGCGTCTGCCCGGTGGTTTCCGCCAGAACCGTCTTGAACCCCAAACGATTGATAAGACGAGTACGAAGGTCAATGAGCGTATCGGTAGGCACCCCACCATTGTCCGCGCACTCGCAATTGTAGCTGACCGGATTGAACGGATTGGAGTAGTCCCATGCAATCTGTTCATTGACGTTGCGGGTAATAGCGACTGCTACGTTCCACGGTGTTGCCGTTGAGCTGGACGAGCCCCCGGTTGCATAGACCTTCATGGTCAGCACGCCGCCGATCCCCGCCACAATTTGGCCGCTCACGAGACCGCTGGCCTGCGCGGAAGGCCCTATTTGCTGCGTGACGTAGGTGGCGCCCCCGTTGGTGGAATACGCAAGCCACAGCTCCGATCCGTCATTCGCCTGCTGCGTGATGCTGTACTGAAATGATGCGTTGTTCACCAAAAACGAAGGGTTGCCAATGAAAGCAATCGGACTCGGATTCGGGGAATAGGCGCTGGCCGTGAACCAGTAGCGTCCATCACCATTCAGCGGGTAGCTGACATTCTGCGGAACATTTTGGTACGCCAACGGGGGGATGTTGCCTGCGTTGTCTTCCCATGCACCGGGGTCCGTGATGTCCCCTTGACCGGCCACGATGATGCCGAAAAACGTAACCCCAATGTTGTCACCATTGTAGGGAAGCAAAGGGTTTCCGGACCACCCCCAATAGGTGTAGCCAGGAATGATCGAAGTTGAGAACGAGGCTGCTGACGCTGAATTGAGAGTCACATTCGCGGGGGCGCCCAACTGGACCGCGGCAAAATAATTTTTTGGCAGCGTACCGTACAAGCACACATAAAATTCGGCGCCCGAAGCGCCACTATCGTCCCCTCCAACGGATTGCACCCGCGCGCCTGTAGTGCCTGCAAACGCAGGGGTTGGCGTGAAGCTCCCACAGGTGTTTCCGGTGATGGAACCGTCACCCGTTCCGGTAAAACCATACTGCATCGGTGGGGAAGGCAGCGGGGGTAGGGAGTTAGTCGCTACCGCAATGACAAAATCGCTCATCGACCCTCCGATAAAATGCGGGCCGCACGAAGCGGCCCGCGAACCCTATCGCCCCCGCGATAGAAGCCCCACCCTCAAGCCAGAAGCGGGTCCAAGACCGCCGCTCGGCGGCGACGAGCGGGCTTCGGCATCGCTTCTGCCTCATCCTTGCGGGCCGCCTCGATCGCCTTGCGCAGCTCCCGTACCCCGGTGTGCTGGACGCCATAGACGGAAACCGCATGCGGCACGTCCGTCTTCACGTTGGACCCGTAGGCTTTCTGCAATCGAGCAAACTCCATCGCCGGGTCGGGGTATTCACGGTTGACGGCAATGAACTCTCCGGTCCGTGTCACGTTCCCCTCATCGAACAAAAACTGGAGCATGGGAATTTCCCACGAGGGCACAGTCAGACTGTGAACCGTGTTGTTGTCCCGCGTGACCTTGACTCTTTCGTGTCTCATTGGGGCTTACCTTACGCTACGCTGCTAGTTTTGCAGCAACACCAGGTTGCCCGGACCCGCCGAGGTTGTCAAAATCCAGTCGTTGTTGAGCGCCACCAGTGCCGCTGACAACGTGGGGATCGTCGCCAACAGCGCAGCGGTTCCGGGGCCCATCGGGTTGCCGTAGCTCGTGGTGTTGAGGTCGGGTGCCCCCTCCAAGTACACGGTTGCCGTGGTCAGGTTCATGGCGACTACCGTATCGCCCGACTTGAACGGGACCACGGTGCCGTCAACCTGATTGTTGAGCAAGTGGACCGTGATGGTTCCGCCCGCCGCCAATCCGGTCGTGTAGGACGTGAGCGGCGAACCGTTCGCGGACGTGGCGATCGAAAACGTGCCGGCGGCTGCCGAGATGGAAGTCACGTAGTACGGGGTCGCTGCCGCGAAATTGGTGTCGATCGTCGCGCCGCCGCTAACGGTAAACGCCACCTTGTCATTCTGATTGGGGGCGTAGCCCTTCACCGTGAAGACGGAAGGCGTGGCTGCCGTATACGTGACTCCGGACAACGGATCACCGAACGGTACCGGCGCCTTGTCGTATGGCAGGTAGATCGGCAGCTTGGCAATGTTCAAAAGTTGCATGTCTGTTTCCTCTTTGGGTAGCTGATGCTGCCGTGGGTTACTGGATGCTCAGAACGGCGTGCGCGTTGCGCTTGCCGGTCGTAAGCGCAGCCTTCGCCGTCAGTGCGAAGTAGTGGACGTACCGATCGTACACGCGCGGTGGTGTCCGATTTATCATCCAATGCCCCTGAATCGGGCGCAGCTTCAAGAATTTCGTGTTCAAGAAGTAGCAACGCTTCTCCCACGGAATGGCGGGGCCATAGATGCCATCCAGCACCGTCATTACCGGGTCCCATACCAGCTCCACATTCTTGAAGTAGAGGCCGGTACGGATGCCTTCGCCCACGGAGCCGTCCAGCTCGGTCGGTTCGGCCTTGCCATCCTTCATGAACACGGTGCGGTTGATGGTCGCCTTTGCATCGGTGCGGTAGGCGTCCAAAAACAGTTCGCCGCACAGGATGTAATTGGGCGCGAGGCCGCCATACCGGGTGCAGTCGCGCCAGGCAATTTCCATCTGTTGCGTGAGCAACCCGGAGGTACCCGAATTGATGCCGGTGATGGCCGTATTCTGCCACCAGGAGTAGACCGACTGATCGAGGCCACCGACCGTGAGAGACACGGTGGGCGTGGTCGATACCAGAAGATCGAGGCCGGGGATGTTGGTGGCCGACTGCGTGCCGTCCAAGTGCAGCATGTAGTCGAAATTTTCTTGGAAGCCCAACTTCAGCGTTTCGCTGTTCTCCTGCAAGAGATTGGTAAGCTGGACTTTTTCCGCTTCGGTCGGCACGCTCGATTTGTCATCGGTCATGACGATGCCGTTCTGCGCCAACTCGTCTTCGTTCAAGCCGAATCCATCGTGGAAGCTGCCCCACGTATACTTCGCCTGTTGCAGCGTGCGCTTGCGGTTGTACGTGACCTGCGTGTCACCGAAATAGGATTGGAAATTTGAGTCGTTGCTGTAGCGGAGCTGTTCCACCACGTATTGCAATGCGCCCACGTAGGGCTTCTTTTCCTCCATCAGCTTTTTGATGAGAGGACGCGCGACGTTCACCTGGTCGATGGGGTCGTTGCGCAGAAAATAGTTGATCGCCGCATTGCCGGCGTATGAGATCTGTTCTTGAGTGAACGGCATGGGTAACTCCTGTGGGAATGGAAAAACCTACGTTCTTCCCAGGAGCGATGACCCTAGAATTTGCGGGGCGACGAGGCCCGCCGGCCTAACAGTCTTACAATCGCTAGTTGGCGCGAATATAGCCCTTCGCGCCGCAGCGTGTCAAATTGTCTTCAAGCCTCCATACCTTCGCCGTCTTCCTCCCCTTCTTCCTTCGGGCTGACGACTGCCTTGTCTACCGCATGCTTCATGCCCTTGTTCATGGCCGCTTCCGTGTCGCCATCTTTCTCGGCACCGTGGCCTTTGCCGGCCTCCACCGCCATGTGCCGCAGCTCCAACTCCATATGGCGATTGGACTTGCCGCCGTCGTGGCTCGATTCGCTGGTGGACCTCACATGCGCGTGCGCGTGGATCATGATTTTGGAACCAACTTTCGGCAGTTTGCCGGCATGTAACCCTAGCTTCTTCAAGCTGTGATGATCGAGCCGCACGGAAAGCCCATAAGGGTAGTCGTCTTGCACCACGCTCTTGTTGGTCTCGCCTTCCTCTTTGCGATCCGCCTTCGTGCGCTTCATGTCGATCATTTTCATGGTAGCTCCTAGTACCCGGTGATGTGCATTCGCTTGTGCAAAATATCAGCCTCGTCGGTGCGATTCTGCGCCAGCAAGATTTTTCGCGCAACATCGTAGCGCAGATACAGGAATTGCCTGATCCCATCGTTGATCGACATTTTTACCCCGACGCTCAAGTGTTGTTTGAACAGCCCGAACGCCAACAGCTCCAACCCCGATCGGTACTCATCGAAATCTGTGAGGCACTGCTGATCGCCCATCTTCTGCCGCCAACCGATCGGATGATTGGTCAAATTCCGATAGTAGGGGGTGCTGGCAAAGTGAACCGGCCCTTTGTCAAAGGCGTTCGCCAAGTCCACGAAGCACCAGTAGGGGCGGATGCGCGGCTGCAAAATTTCCTCAAGCCCCTTGCGCCGATAAATCGCGTGTTCGGGCCATACGTGCTTCTGCATAACGAAGTTCCACAGCTCGTCGGGGCGATTGTAGGTCTTGTCTTCCGACACGTAGAACGCATCCCATGCGGGTTTGTCGGCCACTTCATCATAAAGCTGGCACGGTGCGAAGTAGCAGTTGATACCCGGATTGGCTTCCAGAAATTCAACGCCTTTGCGGACTTCTTCCGCGACCAAATAGTCATCATCGGCCACGAACACGCAATACTTCGTGTTGGCGGCCAAAAGCGCGGCGCGCATGTTGGGGAACGCGCCGATGTTGGAGGGCTGGCGAATGTAGCGAATGCCCTTGATGTTTTCCGTCCCATCGTTGGAACAGTTATCCGACACGATGATGTGGGAATCCGGAAAATCGCGTGCGGTGCGCCCCAACGTCCACTTGAGGAAATCGTACCGCTTGTATGTCGGAATGCAGATACTAAGGTTGTGCATCACAGGGGTTCCCATCCCAAGTTCGGCCATCATGGTTCACACGAATGCCACAGTTGGTCCACGGTTGAATGCCGATTTTTTCGAGCAGCAAGGAAAATGAGTAGTCTTCGGAAGCCATGTAGCGCCCGGTATGCTGCCCCTCGGTTTTGGTGAAATATCGCGTTTCGTAAAACGCCAACACCGTCTCGCGCTCATCTCCGTACTTCTCCACAAAGAGCGCGGCCTTCTCGATCGCGTGCCGTTCCGCTTTGAAGAAGCCGCCGGGGATCAGTCGCGAACGTATCATCCCTTGGGGCGGAATATCCTTGTGAGGAATGTTCTCGCCAAACTCATCGCGGCAGAAAGGCATCGGGGGTTGGTGTTTGTCGGAGTAGATGCCGCTTACCACATCCCCATCGGACTCAATCAGCCTCTGAAGGTCCGCGCGGGTGAAGCCGATGTCGCTGTCGATGCAGACCATCGTCTCATACTGCTTCTGGTTGTAAAAAGCGTTCATCAGGACGTTGCGGGAAATGTAGATATCGCTCTGCCCGCTGTAAGGCAGCCAGCCGTTGTGCAGCCCGTTCGACTGCATCAGCCCCACAACGTAGCCCGTATGGATACGGCCATCTCTGACCGGCGTGCAAATCATCACGCCTTTCGGATTCAAAGGCCGCATGCTACTTCATGCCGGCCAATGCGCCATTGATCGCCTCCATCATGCTTGTCGGCTGACGAATCTGACCGCCCGCCGGGTTCTTGCCCCCGCGTAGCGGCTGCTGCACTTTGGGCTTCGGCGTGCCTTTCGGCTGCACCTTGGCGTTGGCGTATGCCTCCTTGAAAGCCGCGGCCCATTGCTTGCGGGGCAGCGTCTTGAAAATCGGGCGCAAAATCGGAACGATCTGCGCTTTCTTCAATTCGTAGAGCGGGTCTTTTTCCCGCATCTCCGTTTCAAAGGCATTCAACTCCGCTTTGGACTGCGCTCGCTCGGCTTCCTGCTGTTGCTGCGTCTGCTGTTGCTGCCGCTGCCCGTTCTGAATTTCCCCGTTAAACTTCTGAGCGTTGCGGACGCGCGCAATCTCCCGCGCATACTCCTGCGTGATCTTGCCAGCGGCCACCGCTGCCTTCAAGTCCGCATGCTGCGCGACCGGATCGGTTGCCGTGCGGTCGATCCCCAACAAAGTCGCCATGCGTTCGGCTACTTCGTTTACCAGCTTGTACGCTTCGACTCTCGTCGCCGGATCGGGAGAATTGAACATTCCCAACCAACTGATCGCCTCCCCATATTGCTCCGGGGTCGCTCCGGTGGCCTTGATCCCGTTGATGATGGTGTCGAACTCGGTGCGAACCTGATCCCGTTCGGTCGTGATTTCCTTGACCGTCTTAATCAGCGACTGCATACGCTCGCTGGTCTCTTTCTTGAGGTCTTTCGGGATGGGGTCATTGACCGGATCGGGCTTTTTGGCTTCCGTCTTTTTGAACTTGCCATCTTCGCCACGTTCGCGCTCAGCCTTAGCTGCCGCTGCCCTTTCTTCGTCGGTGCCTTCGCCTTCGTCCGCACCTTCGTCTTCGCCGGCTTCCGCACCTTCGTCTTCACCGGCTTCGTCGCCGGCTTCTGCACCTTCGTCGCCGGCCTCCGCGTCTTCTTCAAGGCCGGATGCCTCCGGTTCCTCGTCGGGGACGCCTAAAGCCTCGTTGATGGCTTCGAGGGCGCTGTCTGCTTCTTCGTTTTCCATGGTCTATCCTGCTGATGGGGGAGGGGGTCCCGCTCCGGGCGCTGGCGCCACCGGGACTGGTGTTGCACCGCCAGGGGGCGCAACCGGAGGCGCGGCGCCCGGAGGGGATTGGGGAGCTGGCGGGGCATCCTGAGCGGCGATAGCAGCGGCTATAGCCGGCGGAATTTCCCCACGTAGCGAAATGCTGACCGGCGGTTTCGGCGCCTGCGGCGGTGCGCCCGCTCCGGGGCTTCCGGGCGGCGGGGTGCGCGGAATGAACCGATCCACGTCACTCTCATCCCCCAACCGGAGCATGGTCTCTTGGATCAGCGCCGTGAGCGCATTTGCCATCGGCAGGTTGCCCATGGCGAGGGCCTGCTCAATTTGACCGATCAGTTCACGGATCAGCGGCAAGATGGTTGCCCATGCCTGCTGATCGCTTTGCATCTTGGGCTTGCCGGTCGTGCCTGCGGTGATGCTGGCTTCAACCAGCGTAAACAAATCCTCAATTGACATGCCCGCCGGCCAAAAGGCTTTGGGGCCCGCCATGCGTTGAACTTCTTGGGTCGTCAACGCCTGTATCGCCAGCTCCGCGGTGTAGTTCGCCATGTCCGTGAGCATCCACTCAAGGCAATCGCGATCCGACGTTGTGCGCGCATTGGTGCCCGATTGCTGGATCGAGGCTTCGGTGGCTGTCTTGGGGTTCCCCGGCCCGCTGATCGCCGCGCTCAAGGCTTCCTGCACGCCGCTGATGCGCTCCATGTCATTCAAGATCAGTGTGGGGTCGTAGAGCCGCATATCGATGCCCTGCACCGGCTTGGCGGCGAACAAATTGCCAATCGGTGTATCCGGGTCGGAAGGTTTTATCGGAATGAACTCTTGCAGCTTGCCTTCCGATAGCTTTTGGGCTTCCACGTCATCCAACTGCGTCGCATTGAACATGACCCCCGGCACGCTGCGTTCGCGCGTGATGCGAAAATTCGAGCGCGTTGCCGAATACTCATCCTGCAACTTGTAGAGGCGCCATGACAGGCTTTGCGCGTGCCGCTGGCCGTCCACTTCGTAGAAAGCGAAGTAGAAATAGGGGTAGAACCGTTGAGTCGGATACGGGGGCTCGTATGGCTGCCGCGCCCACTTCTTCACGCCGTCAATTGCCGTGCGGATCAGCTTGTCCGTGCGGTACCAACGCTCCACGACACGCAAGAAGGGCAGCGATTCGGCCTCACTGGTTGAAGTCGTGAACGCTTGCGCGCTCTCTGCGGTCAACATGCCCTGCGGCAGCACGTTGTCGATATCGCGCGTCGTCAGCTCTTTGGGCTGGCTCTGGTAATACTTCTTCGCGGACTTCAAATCTTCCGGAGTCAAATCGGGGAACATCGTCAGTGCTTCTTCGGCGTCAATGTACAGCTCGTTGCCGTTCCAGTTGGCGTCCAGATGATCGCTGATGCACTCCACATCGGTCGAAATCTGTATGTTCTCGGTCTTGATGAAGTCGATCACCAGCATTTTGTTGACTGCTAGCTCTAGCTTTTCTTCAAGAGCTTCGATCAATGCGGCTTTTTCCTGCAACTCTGCCTCGATCATCTCCGGGTCTTTGTCCTGCGGGTCTTCAAGTAGCTTCTGCTGCGCCTGCAACCGCGCGAGGGTTTCCCGCGCATCATTCAGTTGGGTTTCGACGGTGGGATTGGGAATCTTGTCCGCAATCATCAGCACCTTGAACCAGCCTTCGCCATTCGACAGCACGGAGCGCACGCCTTTGCGCGCCGCCTTGCGCAGCTTGCCGCGTGTCCATAAATGGCTGATGACGATTTCCAAAGTGCGGGCAAACTGGTCCTGTTGCTCGGTGTTGGAGTCATCTACCTGGGGTGACTTGCTGACGGATACGTCCGGGTCTCGCGCGTACAAGAGGGCGACAAGGATGTCGATGAAGGCCCCAATAAGATTAGTGGTGACGGCCCACGATAGGTCAGACGTTCCTGCAGCATAGCGCCGGTCGATGGCGACTTGCTTGCGGAAATTCTCATCGAATTTTCGAGCCTGGTCGTATTCCTTCCAGAACTTGGCGACTTGCTTTTCTTCTTGGGCCGGCGTTTGCTCTTTGTCATCGGAGTCAGCACCTTCCTGCATGCCATCGGCTTGACGAGGGTCAGTGATGACCCCCGCCAAGCCCCCGGCTGCGCCTCCCGATGTCTGTTGAAGGGCCACGCTAGAGCAAACGAGTCAGCGCGATCAGGGCGCCCACTGCGATCGGCCAATACTTGGCGGCGAAGGTCTTGAAGGCTCCTTCTTCATTCAGCGCTTTCGCTTCCAGCTGTATGAGCAACCTCTCGATCCGCGTCAGCGTGTATGGGAGCGACGACTGAATCGTCAGTGGCGGCGGTGATTGAGGAACTTGAAGCGGGACTGTGGCGCCGGCCTGAGGGACAGCAGCAACCCCTGATGTACCGGAATACATCGGTATCGGCTGCTGCGGGATCGAATCAATGGCAGCTTTCGCTACACCGCCCACCATGGCGGATTCGGGGGACTCGCTCATGGGGTTTTCTCCGGCTTCTCTTCGGCGGACACGGTGAACTCGGCGCCGTTCGGCCCGAATCCGCTGTGTTCGACTTTGGCGGTGTGCGTACCGCCGTTGGCGTCAAGCAGCGCTTGCACCACCGTTGTCAGTGATTCCTTTGTCAGCATCGGCTTCTCCTGTGGGGGTTTTTCGATCGAGCAAGTCATCATCCGTGGGGAGGGTATCGGCGCTCTGTGCCTGAGCGTCCGCTAGGGCCTGCCGGCGAAGCTGTGCGGCTACTCGGTTCGCATCCGCGATCGCTTGTTCTTCTGGCGTGAGATCGGGGGCCTTCGGTGCTTTGGACGGTTCGCTGGAAGGCAGCGTGTACTGCGTGGCTGCATTCTGTTGCTTGCCGCCGGCCATGCGAAAACGAATCTTCTCAAGGTCTTTGGCGGGCATCACCGCGCGACTGTGCTTCATGAGAAATACCTTACCTTGGGTTTGGATTGCGAGTCGTTGAACGTAAGCCAGCGTTCTGTGAATGGCGTGAGGATATCTTTAGGTTTGTCAAAAGGCAAATGCGCCCCGGCCATTTTGTCAACCCCCCTTCCAATGAGGCCACACACATCCGCAGCGTCGTCATGCTTGCCGCCAGGAAAGCGGCATAGCTGGTCGATCACATGGTCAGTCCATTTCCGGCGCAACGGGAAATGCACGGTCCTAGCGGTAGCTCGCGCATGGAAGGATTGCAGCTTGATCGCTTTGTCTTGGATCGAGGGCAGCGGTTCCATGGCAGTGAACCGCTGGCTACGTCGCATGGCATCGCGAATTGCGGGCCCAATCGCCTTGTCGATCAGTCCGCCTTCATGCCACCAACGAACCGGCTTCCATAACCCCACCAGTCGAATGAACGCTTTGATGCCGATATCGGTTTCGCACTGTTTGAAAAACCAATCCGTGGCCCACAAGTCGCCTGTGTGATCCATCCCAAAGATTCCGTGTTCGGTGAAGTCGGGTTCCTTCTTGCCGTGTTCGACTTCCATGGTGGCGTAGTCGGAGGCCCCATAGAAGCGCAGGCTAAGCGGCAGCGCTTTGTCGCTTTTGTAGAACTCTAACATCGGGGATCAATAATCGGATCGCGGCAAATCCGGGTCGTAGTATTGGAACATGTCGCGATTGAAGTGGATGCCGCCATAGGGCGCGGGACGTTGCTGAAAAAGAGCGGCCCAGGTGCGCGCAGCTCTCGGGTTGTCACGCCACGTTGTCCAATGTTCCCGCGGGAACCATTCCGGCCATAGGAACTCACCGATTTTTCGCCCCAGTGGGTCATCCTCGCGCTCCGCTTCCGCCGGGATGCACAGCACATCCCACTTCTGTCCGTCGCGGCAGTCTAGCAGACCGGATTCCCCTTCGTAATTTTCAGGCAGGATGGACCCAACCAAGTCATCTTCGTGCCAGCGGGTCATAATGAGGATGACGCTCATCCACGGTTTGGCGCGCGTCATGGCAGTGTCGATGTACTCCGCGTAAATCTTCTCGCGCACCGTGGCTGAGTCCGCTTGCTCGCGGTTCGCCACCGGGTCATCCAGAATCAGCAAGTCGCAACGGTTGCCGGTGATCCCCGCCAGCATGCCGGCTGCCATCATGGAGCTGCCGTTCGAGAGACTCCAATCGTCAATAGCCCGCTGATCTTCCGCCAAGGTGGGTCGCTGATCCCACAGCGCGGTCCAGCGGGGATCGCGCACGATCGAACGGACCTTGCGTGATTGCTTCGCCGCGATGCCGGTGGCGTAGCTGCCCAAAATGACCTGCGTGTTCCTGCGCCGCCCCAGGGCCCACGAGGCCCCGATGACTGACGCATATGTGGACTTGGCGCTACCCGGCGGCGCCAAGATGATCTGCCGGCCTCGCGGCTTTTCAATCGCGGCCTGAATCTTCTGCATCATCAACGCATGGTGGGCGGCTAGCCGCAGCTCCACAGGCGCGTAGGCGACCGGCTTGTCTTCGTAGCGATTCAACAGCTTGCCGGTTTCGGGGTCTTCCTTATCCTCTATATCCAGCAATGGCACGCCAGGGACTTCAATGCACTGCGAGTATTCGAGCAACGAGGCCCGCGCCCGTTTGCGGCGCAAATACTCTTGAGCCGCCCATTCCGGCGCAACGTCGGTTGTCACAACAGCAGTGGATCAGTTTCGGTGGCAGGCATGGCGGAGGGGTCTGGAGTTTCATCCACGTAGCAGTCGCTAGGCCCATGCGCCGATTTTTGGGGCGCGCGTGCTGGCGTCACGTCAATCATGGGCTGCCGGGGAGTCAACGAAGGGAGTTGCTTCTTTTCGATGATCGCCACAAGCTGGTCATCGGTGAGAGTCGCCAGGATGGCCTGCTGCCTGCGGGACGCGGGCACCGCGATGATGGCTTGCGATGGCTTCCCATAGCCACGATCCAAGATCGCTTCCGCGGCGCGGATGCGGTCTCGATCTTCGATGGCCGTCTCCATGGCATCCGCCAGCAATTCGATTGCGCGGGGACCATGGCTTCGCGCCAGTTCACCAACGTCGTTGTCCTCGTTCATGGCGCGAACCTAGCAGGGCCGGGGGCGGGGGTCAATTATTCCGTGCTTTGGGTCCCTTTTCTGCGATTGTCTGAGATTAACTTATGTTGTGAGACTGTTTGAGATTATCTCATACCTAGAAGCTGAGACTGTTTAAGACTGTCTCACGGCTAGAAGCTGAGACTGTTTAAGACTGTCTCACGGCTAGAAGCTGGTGGCTGTCGCAAGCTACCCCTGACGCTAGGTTGTCGGGTCTCGGGTCCCTCGAAAGGGGGACCCCCGGCATCCCCCCGCCTGGCCCCGGCGAGGAACTCCCTAGTCGAATGGCGCACCGCAACAATCGGTTGCCTAGGCAGCAATATGTGCGGTGCAACAATTGGTTGCCTAGGCAGCAATATGTGAGACAGTCCGGGGCGGGCTGAGACGTTCACACTGTGCCTGCTAGTGACCATGTCAGCCGCGCTGGCGGGAGCTAGTCGGAACAGCCTATTTTCGCCGGAAAAACCCTATCTGTTCATACTGTTCTTATTTCTTTAGAGAGAGAGAGAGATTAATACAATAAAAAATACACTGAATGGCTAACGAGTTGTATTGACCGGATATAGGCGGAACAATGTGAACACTCCCGGAACAAAGACAATTCGGACACACTTGCAATCGCCACCTACCAGCGATACGCTTCCCTCTTTGTCACACGGAGTATCAGACTATGCCGATACGTAAACCCGACTGGCGCCGGACGCGCCTCCTAGCCGATGGCCGTAAAGCGCTTGAGATGCGCCGTGCCGGGCGATCGCCAGCCGACATGCTCATGGTATTGGGGTGCAGCCGCGCACGCCTCTACCGGGCTATGGATGCGGCAGAGCGCGCGGAGCCGATGGCAGCCGCCAGAGCGCCAGCCCCGCAGATAGACCCGTCCGACCCGTTACTTTTGTGACGTGTCTCACAGTGCCGCAAAAATAGTGATTGACAAGTTTGAGACATTATGAGATACCAGCGGTTCGATGCATTCTCGTTTTGTCTCACTAACTACGGAGTCACAGATCATGAATTGCAATCAATGCCAGATGCTGTCTATCAATGGTGTCGCGTGCCATGAAACCGGCTGCCCGAACATGGGCAAGGTTTGGCGCGACGGCGAATGGATGCCCATCTATCACTGCACGGAATGCGGCTGCGAGCATACGTGCAAAGAGGATCTAGCCGCGTGCTGCACGCCAGAGGAAAACCCCACAATCCGGATACTCTCAATCGATGCATGGCGCGACGGTCCTAGCTGGACCTGGAATAATTGGTTCAAGGTTGGCACATGTCCGCTGTCGCTGTGCGATCTGAAACCACGCGCGCTGCTCAAGGCACTGCGCGAAGAGTACGGCATTCTGACGGCCGCGAGCGCTGGCAAAGTCAGCGTAGAGGATGACGGCTATAACATCGTCATCAAGCAGCGCTCTAACGACATGCCGCTATATGCCCTGGAGTACGGCGGTGAGGCGCAATAGCGCGAGATTCCCGCCGGCAAGGCGCTAGCGTCAGCTAGTAGCCTTACCGGAGGCAATCACGCCTCGATAGGAGTACCCGACATGGCTATAAACGACATGGCTATAAACCTCGCATTTTCCCGATTGCTTCTAAAGGGCACGATGGAAGTCATCAAACCGCTGACCACGGTCGCGGAGCGCAAAGCCGCCCGGGTCCGTAGATTCGGTCTCAACCATAGGAACATTTGGGAGTTTTACGGGCCGGATGGCTTCTACTGGTACGGCGTGGCGGGCAACGCCTATGACGCTCGCCGTAAGGGTTGGGAGGCGTGGCGCGAAAAACTGCCCTCCGACCAGGCACAGTTGCGCAAGGCGCAATAGCGCGAGATTCCCGCCGGCAAGGCGCTAGCGTCAGCTAGTAGCCTTACCGGAGGCAATCACGCCTCGATAGGAGTACCCGACATGTCTATAAAAAACTATGTGCTGATCGCCGCCGCGATCAGACAAGCGATTGAACAGACCGATCTTTCCCCGGACGCAATTTGTGTTGCGTATCGCATCGCGGACGCACTGGGCGCAGAAAACCCACTATTCGATCGGCGGAAATTTCTCACTGCGGCGGACCCGACCTACGGAGCGCCGCAATCATGAGCCTGACCACTATCCAAATGGGCCAACTCAAAGCCCTGGTTCGCTTTGCTGCGGTTCCCGGCAAGGATCATAGGTTCTATCTTCATGGCGTCTGTTTCGAGCCGCAAGGCTACGCTGTCGCCACCGATGGTCACACGCTGCTAGCCGTGCGGATTCCAGCTTTCAGCTCCGTGCATCCTGTGCCGTTTATCGTTCCGATCGCCGTTATCAAGGCTTCGATGGCGATGAATAAAAAGGCGTCGTCGCTGGTGGTCACGCCTTGCGAGTTGGGCGGGATTTCGTTCACACCGATCGACGGGCGCTTCCCGCCATGGCAGCAATTGCTAGCCGTGAGCGAAGCGCCTAACAAGGATGCGGTATACGATCCTGATTATCTCGCGCGCATCAAGGCTGCGGCGCTCGATATGGGCTACTCGCGCGAGGGGGCCGCGTCGCTTCCGCTATTGTCATTGGGACAGGATAAGGCCGCAGTCGTCGCCATGGGCAGAGGGCCCGCACTGGCAATGGTCATGCCCATCCGGGCGGATGCGCCGGACCCGACCTACGCGGCATCCTTTGTCAAGCCCTTGCCTCCGGAGGGTGCATGAGCGTCAAAACCCTCTGCCGTATTGGCGAGTGGCTGGCCCTGATCGCTGGTTCGCTTGCTATCGGTGTTGGTCTGTCTGTCTACATTTACGGATTCACTGGTAATTGACAATTGCCGTATTCGGCCTGTAGCATCCATTCAAGTAGCGGATGCTACGGGACGCATACAGCGTCAACCGTGACCCCATCGGGCATTGGGGTACGCCTTAGGAGTAATGACCATGGAATTGATGCAAGCCAACAAGCAATGGTTGAACCGTCCGGACGATGAGCGGTTCTTGTCTCTCACCGATCTACACGCGCATGTTCAGCAGCAGCGCGCCCGATCCGCAGCGAAGATTGTCAGTTCTCGCGCACTCACCGCGGCGCCAGTGGAGGGCGACCACGAAGCGCTCATGTTGACAGGTCCGAACGGTGCCCCGGTCAACGTCACGCATTGGAGTTTCGGCCAGCTTGCCGCGCGTGCGGGAGCGCCAGCCGGGTACTTGCGGGAACTGCCAACTCCGCTTGCCGCGGATTGCCTCAACTACGGGTTGCACCATGCCCGCGA